ATCAAGTCCAGCAAGATCGTCTCCAGGGTGTCTATCGCCCCGATAGATTCCAGCCTCTTGAGAGTCTCGGCCAGATTGCCGTGGACCGTATAGCCAAGTAAATCGGGGATGTATCGGCAGCTAAAGATCAACCGTGCGGCCCGAAACGGAAAATTAACCGTCGCCTTGATCCAGGTATCCATCGAATGAGTCCCCCCGTTGGCTCTACTCGCCCATAGCAGCTTCGATTATGGCCATGACCCGCTGGGTTGTCATATCAGGGTACTGGGCCGTGAGGATTTCCGCAATTTCATTCGGCTTGATACCCTGCTCATACATCCCGGCAATCCGATCCTCCAGCGGTTCGCCTTGTCGGGTGTCCGCTAGGTCTTCCCGCCTCTGACGCTGCCACTCGGCCTGCTTCTCGCGGTCTTCCCGTTCAACCGTCTCGTCTAGCCGCTCAATCGAGTAGGAAGCTGCATTCGGCTCGTCGGGGAGCATGACGCCCAGTTCACCGGCCCGCCTCAAGATTACGTCGCGCGGAAGTTGCTTCATCTTCTGAATCTGCTTGCATGTAATCCTCTGGCAGATAAGGTCATCCAGCGGTTCCGGCGCAATGACTGGCTGGGACTCTTGCTCTTGCTGGACTATCCGCTGCTCAGCTAGCACCACTCGCGCCTTGTAGTCAGCCTCTATGGCGGCCACTTGAGCCAAGTCACTCGGAAGTTGATACGTGCCCTTTACGTGCGTCCCCTTGTTGGCGAACTCTTCCAGAACCTTGTCGATGTCAGGCTCATTGATGTCATTGAACCACTCGTAAATCCTGGCAATCTGCCTTGGCGGAACCTTGTCTCTTCTCAAGTGTTCGATTGTCTCGACATGCTTGAACTTGAACGGGTGAGCCATCGCGTCCACCACAAACTCGACTGCCAGCCACAGTCCGCGATGCCCTCGCAAGTGACGGCCGCTTTGGTCCGGTGACTTGGCATACTCGGATTGCCATTGACGCCATTCCTTGGCCATCCGATCAATGGCCAAGACGATTCGCTTGTCTTCAAAATCTTCCGCTGGATCGTTCGCGGCCCGAATTGTCCGCTCGATTGACTGAGCCAGTCCGTCGCTGATTGAGCCTCGCAGATGCTCAGGCAGGAAATCCTGCGGATCGGATTCCCAGGACTTGTATTCAATCGCCAAGGACTCGACTGCTTCCCGTACCGCGCTCGCCGTTGCCGCTGTCGCCATCGTATTCTCCGTAATCAGACGCGCTAGCGCTGCCGATACTGCGGGGTAAAGCAATCGGCAGCGCCGCGCGTCCTAGTTATTGGTTACTTGCTCCACTGCTTCAGCGCCCCCCAGCCATTCGCCACACTCTGCTACGTTGTAGAACTCAGCAGATACTACCGCGCCGCCGATCCATTCGGCAGATACCACGATGGGACTGCCGCCCGGTGGGTAGAACAGAATTGACTCTAGGCCAGCGTGCCCCCAGTAGCGGCCACCATAGAACCTGTTCCCAAAATACCTTCGACCGAACATTAGGTTACATCCAAGGTAACAGCGCTTCTGTTTCCGTCAGCATCGCACGTGGCCGTAATTCTATTCTTGCTGTCCGCTTGATCCCTGTAGTGTGCCGTCGCAGTAGCCAAACCGTCGCTCTTCCCGGCCACCGCCGCCATGACGGCCCTGGCAAACTGCCGCAACGTAACGCCAGTCTCGACACCGTTCGCTAGGTCAAGCAAGGCTGCGGACAATGTGCTGCGCTCTCCGCTAGTGAGCGCCATGGCGTCCCCGGCCTGCGCTGCGGTCTTCGCAGGGTCATAATCGCCGGTCAAGGTCATTGCGGAACCGACTGCCGCTGGACTCGCTGGTAAGTTGTCGGTCTTGGCTTTAATGGCAGCTACTTCGGTGTCCACGTATCCCGCAATCGTCGCCAGCGTGGCATTGACGGTAGAAAAAGATGCGGCAATGTCTGAGGCGTCCGCTGGATCGGCTGGCAGGTTATCGGTCTTCGCCTTAACGGCCAGCGCCTCCGTGCTGGAGGCAACTGTTCCGGCAGGGAATGCGGTTGCCAAGAACCCAGTCGGTTGTGTGTAGGTGGCCATTCGGCTACTAACATCAACGTCCAGATGGCCGAAAGATGTCGTAAAGTTGGCTGCCAGGAACCCCGTGGGTTGTGTGTAGGTGGCCATGCGGCTGCTTACGGCCGCATCCAGGTTTGCGAGTCTCGTATCGCCCAGTGCCGTCAGCCCGGCCCCAGCTACGCCAATGTCGTCCACGTATCCCTTGATGGCCGCGTTGCCGAAAGTGCCGCTGGAAACAATGCCATAGCTGTCGCCCGTCTGATCGACGGTTGCCACAGTCGCCACGGGAACCGCAACATTAAAGAACTTCTTGAATCCAGCGGCAAGGAATCCCGCCGTTTCAGTCAATGCTGTAGCGAGTATTTGCACAAAGTTAGCCTTCACGACTCCGCTGGTGAAGTCCAGTTGGCCCGTACCAGTGCCGCTAGATAGCAGCACGCTGGCCCCGATGTCTCGCGGCGTCTGCGCTGTCCCGGCAAAGTCCACCGCATCGGACTTTGCCAGGGCGCTCCCTGCCGTGCCAGTAAAGTTTATTGGCTGAGTCGTTCCTACGTTCGCATTTACTGTAGTGGTTGCCGTGGCTGCTAGGAATCCGCCATTGACGTTGACGGCATTGGTGCGAATGGCCGCATAGACAGTGCCGGGCACGACATTGAAACGGAATACCGCCATCGTATAGGTCGCCTTGTTGCAAATGATGGCGACTTCACCAAGCGTATCTGTGTTCCCCGTGGATAGGTTTAAGAAGTAGTACCCGTTGGTTAGGTGGGTGGCCGTTGCTGCCGACGCCATCGCAGCGGCAGTCCCGTTCTTTGATATTGAAAAATCCCCGATGGCCATGGAGGCGTAGGAAGCGCCCGTGCTATCCAAAACGGGGCCAACGGTCACTCCATAAGAACTTGATTGACCTAAAAACATTAGTTGATCCCCGATGTGATAAGTGCCCGAATGCGATTCGTCCCGCCCGCCGCTGGCGGCTTGAAGCTGGCCCCCATGAACGTCCATGTTCCGCTATTGCTTGCCGTGTAATCGCACACGGCAGCTGCACTAGCAATTTTGTCTTCTGTGTAAACGCCGTCATTCGCACCGGAGACTATATCCGCCCGCTCAGTAAATCCCGATCCCGGCGTACCCGATCCGGTGTTTCCCCACAATACACCTGTTCCATACAGCAAGGAATTGGCATCATTCACGGCCACGCTACCGCTGCTGATAGCAGAACTATTCCCACTTGCCCCCGTGCTGGAATTGTAAGGAGCCGTTGTATCCGCCCCGCTGTACTCCCCGATTGAAAATGAAAGGTAAACTGTTGCGGATGGCGTGATCGTGACCGTATTTGCACCAGCCGCACAATTTTTTGCGTACCAGATTGAAACGCGAACAAAACTGGAAGTGGTGTATGACCCCGCCTGAACGTAAGTATTGCCCCGCGTATCGGCAACGGTTACAGTTTCCGTACCAACTCCGTAAGAGTTAACTCCAACAATAATTAAACCGCCCGCTGTGTTATTGCTAGCAAATGCCAAGGAACGAGCGGAGGAACTGTTCCCGAATGCGACAGATACGGTTTGAGAGTGGGCAATAATGGCCATTAGATTTTAGAGGCGGGTTGTTTATCCAAGGGAACCAGCTTGGACACTACAAGACTGGATTCGGCGGGGGCATTGGTCATCAGCCGAAACTTGACCGGACGATCCTTCGCGTCTTCCTCCGCAAACTGGACGGTGATGCCGGGCTTGACTGGGTTTCCATCGCGGCCTATTTCGCCCCCCTGCCAAACGTAACCAGCAACAAACTCCCACGTTGATCCATCGTATGTTTTCTCAACCACGATCTTGTAGAACAATGTCGGATCAGACGCCTCCTTGTCCGTCATTTCAGCGGCGAAATCCAGAGAGTAACCCTGCCGTTTGTCTGTGACATCAGCATTAGGTTTTGCGGCGGGCAAATCCGAATCGCCAAGCATTATGTCGGCAATCGCCGCCTCTGCATCAATGATGGAGTCAATTTTGGCCATTCGGTTTAAGACCTTCTACTATTATCCGTATGGAGATCCAACAATCCCGACGGCCAATCCGGCGTTGATTTGAACCTTCTTCCACATGACAAACTCTTTCCACTCTTCCTGCAGCTGCATCGACACCTGCAAGTACGGGTTTAGCTTGTCTCTATCATCAACAGTTATACCGCCGTGGGTAGCCTGCAGACGGTTACGCTCGTACCATACCGCAGCGATCTTCATTAGATTGGATATGGTCGCTTTGAGCCAATTATCATGATACGGAAAGTTACGCGTCGAGAAATAGGCCACTGGAGGCAGTGCGGTCTATATCTTCGGTTGATTCGGTCCTCCACTGCGCAAATCAATCCCGCCATTCCAGCCGCCACTGCAAGTCACCTTCCACTCGACTCCATCCGTCGTACAGAAAATGGAATAATCAAACGCGGCAGACGGGTCACTCGCGTCCGCATCCGGTAGTTTTCCGGTCAAGGAAACAAAGGAATCGCTCACAGCGCACGGTATCGAAGGTGTCTCAAAGACCGCTGAAATGTCTAGCGCGGGCAACTCTGCGATCATACAATTTCCTGATAAGTGATGTGCCCCTGCGCCGTTGCGCTGCTTCCAAGAGTGACGTACAGATTCTCCGACAGCACCGTGTCAAAATGGCCCGCCACGCACTCCGAACTTTCGCATCGGCCGTTAGCGGCAACCGGCATCGCCCCGGTAAGCGCCGTGCCGCCACTGCCTCCAGAGAGAAACGTAACGGTCCCAGCGCCAACCGAATTGAAGGCGTAGGCGATTACGCGAATCTTTTTTCCAGCGACCAACGCCAGTAATTGCGCGCTGGCGGCGATTGCGATGGGCGCATGTTTGACTGGACCCGATGCTTCATAGCTACTCATAATTTTGTTCCCTATACGATGCTTAAGGTTAGTCTCGCCTCTCCAAGAGAAAACGATTCGCGCTTCATTTCGTCCGCAGCAATGCTATCACGAAGCGTGTCGGACAGCAAATACCGCAAGACAGCCTGGGTGATGGTATGCCCGTTGAACATGATGATTGCGCGGCCGTCCTGGTAGATGACCCTCAGTTCTCCGCTGACGCAGCGGCCGCCATCGGGCGTAGAGAAGACTTTCATTTCGCGCGTCGCCTACCTGACTTTATGGGCCTTGGTAGTTGCCAGGAGTCGCTGCAATTCCTCTTCTACCAGCATCGTCCTCTTGCATTGAACATCCATAAGGCTTGCGATGTTTTTTGAAATATCCAGTTGCGCGGCGCTGATTTCGGACTGCCCGTGAGCCAAGGATGCCAGCGTATCCGATTGCCTGTTCTGGGCTTCTGAAGTCCTATCCAAGAACTCCATGTGACGCATAGAGACAGCGGTTATGATTCCCTTTTCTGCATCAAACAGCCTGCGGAAGATGTACCACGCAAGATACGCAATGACTCCAGGAGTCCCGAACATCTGGAACAGCGTCTTAATGAGTCCAAGCGCATCGCTTGGCTCAATCACGGGATCGGCAATTCCTAACAGCAAGCTAACCATGCGGCAATGCTCCGCGACTTCGGCCCCCGCAAGCCTAGTGTTCGCCGCCGATCTGCTTCAGATTGTCGTAGAGTCCACTGGAGGCGCTGGCGCGGATTCAACCGGCGATGCCGCATACGGAAGCGGCGCTTCGACTGTCTCAACCGGCGCGGAAGGCGAGTTCTCGGCCTGGATTGCTGACCCCAATTCAACGAATGCCTTCATGTGGGCGGCTTTCGCATCACGTGCGGCCTGCGCTGACAAATCGGCCTTGGTACGGGCAACACGCGCACCCTCTTCGTCCATGGCGGACTGCTCCTGAGCGTCGTCAGACGCCTGACGCGCCACGACCATCGCCTGTTCAAGATCAAGAATCCTATCTGGCATGGGACAATCCTTTATTGAGGGACTAGCGCCGCCACGGCGGCGGCAATCTTTCCTACTTCAGCGGCCAAGTCGGTAGCGCCGGTCATTGCGGACGGCGCTACCGAATCCAATTCCTCTGGTGGGGCGGGGGGGATTCAGGTTGACGGCAGCTTAGTCACAACCACTGTGGGAGGCGACTGAGCGATGTTGACCGTGTGGCCAGGGAGCGTAACGGACGGTGAGGCTTCCGCTGGTAGCGTGGGCGCTGAAGTGGCATCCACAAGCGCCTGCGCATTCGCGGACGCCTGAGTGACCACGGAGTTCAGTAGCGAACGAATCTTCAAAAGTTCGGAGGGGTCTTTGGCCGACTCCAGGATGGCCGTATGCAACACGCCAAACAATTCGGCGCGCATCCGTGGCTCGTCCAGGGCAAGTTCTTGCAGTTCCTTCAGTTCGTGAAACGCACCGGAAACGTCCTTGACCGCAAGATCGACCAGGAGACGCGGCAGACGCTTGAATCCCACCTTCGACAGAACGGTAGCCAAAGAGGCGTAGCCCTTCAACCGGATTTCCTGCTGGGTGTCCTTTTTGAACAGCCACTTCCCAAGCGTCAGCGCCAGCAAAAACACCAGCACGCCGATTACGGCATGTTCCCATTGCAACGTCATAGCAGATTCCTTTTTCTAAAGTCAGATTTCTAAAGTCAGAAAATAAAATGGCAGCAGCGCCTAGCCGCGAACTTCCCTGAAAAAAGACGTTCCAATTCCAGTCAGTAATCCAACTATCGCAATCGCACCAATGACCAGAACGGCCATCAGTGAGTTGTCGTGCTTTGCTTCGACGGGGACAGGCGCGATGGTGGGCGGCTGCTGAATAACCGGCTCGTTGCTCGGCTCTGGGTCTGGCTCAGGCGTGTCATTCGGAGACGGGCACGGCTTCGGGTGTCGGAACGGACGGGCAATGTCGTCTGCTTCCGTCGTGTATCTATGGCGAAACAGGCCGCCAATGTTATCGCCTCCGCGCTGGATTTCAGATAGTTCCGTCAACGTGGTGTCTGCCCCTGGAAGTTTTTCCTGCGCCCGCATACCAAGAGACAGGTCGGGCAGGTATTCTTTCAGTAAGTCAAGTCGGCACTCAGTCCCGGCGAAGACCGCAGAGACGGTGCGCCCGTCGATCTTGCATGTCACGATCTGCCCATCGGGGCGCTGGACAATGATGGCCGGTGTTAGGAATCGCTTGCGGAGCGCTTTTTGCGTCTGTTCGTAATACGAAGCAAATCGCGCTTGGTCTTTGGTCATCACGATCCAAACCGACTTGGACAGAATCTGATTCAACTCAGGCTCTGTCGAAAACCATCCACGGATGATCTTCTCGTTGGTGGGATTCGTGGCCAGCACCGTCACGAAGTTCTTTTCGACGGCCTGCGCTATCTGTGCAAGGCACAGGAAGCCGAACACGGCTCCGCAAATCAGCATTCTCTTCATGGCGTTCTCCCTTACAAAGAGGCGTGTGGAAGTTTCGGAATATATGGCATCGGAACTGTCGGCTTACTCACGATGGTACAAGCGTTTCCGCCGTACCCTGACCATCCTCCCCTCCCCTCAAACTCTTTGCGTGGGATTGGCCTTAGTTTTTCTCGCGGCCCGTTGTTGTCTAGCAGATATACCCACTGCTTGTCCATTCCAACGAACGTAACGCAATGGCCTCCGAAGTATTCAATCGCGGCGGGCACGCGATGATCGACGCACCATTGCAGGAACTTCATGTCGCAAGAGTAGGTGGCCTTGGTCTTGAAGCCTTTACGCTGCCAGACCTTCTCCAGCGTGCTGCATGAACTGCCGCCGCTGTAGTTTTCTCGCATCCACTTGGCGGCCCCGTCCTGCCCGCACGCGCTCAGGACCGTCTCGCCAGAGGCATAGACGCATGATCCGTGGTTGTAATTTCTCCAGCGGCACTCCAGCGGGATGTTCGCGCCGGATAGCTTGCGGTGAGCGACGATGGGCTGGACGGACTTGCCGATAGATAGCGCGAACGTGCCTAGATTTTCACATCCGGCAACTGCGCACAGGGATAGTAGTAGAATACTTCCGATGGACTTGTTCAATTTTCTCCAAGCAGCCGCTTCAGTTCGCCCTGCATTTGCTCGACACCGCGCTGAACGTGATCGTCCAGCTTGCGGCTTCCCAGCATCCCGTCGCCCACTCGGCACTGAATGCTCCCCCGAACAGTCGTGCCCTTGTCGCAAGTATAGCAATCAATGACGCTCTTGTATGCCTTAATGTCCCTGTTCTTGGATGCCAGCGACCACGTAACAACTAATCGGCTGGGTGACACTTGATCTTTGGTTTCCTTGACCCAGAACTCTGCACGGTCGCAGCCGATCTTGAATAGGTTCCCCTTGGTTTGAAGTATGCTCGCTCCGGTGGCCTGAACCAAGACAGGTCGCTTCAGCGCCAGCACGGAAACCACCTTGGCATACGCGGACTTTACTACCATCGTATGCGCCACGGACGCCTCCGCGCCGAAGGCGTTCCCGCAGAGGACCGACAGGCATACAAATATAATTGCTTTCATGGTCAATGTCTCGGACTTGGCTCTACCACTGGCACTGGGCGCGGGCGCACTGGAGCGTCTACGTGAACGAACGGCGCATTGACCACGACTCGCGGGCCGGTGCGCACGCATACGGGATTCACGGAGACTCCAGGACGACATGCGTAGTATCCATAGTACGGAGCGCCCCAGTAATAGAAATGCGAACCGCGATAGATGTATCGCGGACCTACATAGGACACGGGAACGGTTTCGACCGTCACGATAGGCTGAGCCAAGGCGTACTGGTCTGGTGAGGCATTGACGGTTTGATTCACCGCTGGCGGCTGCGCTTGCTGGCATCCAGCAACTGCGACCAGGGCGGCGGCAAGGAATAGGCGATTCATTTCATCTTCCTTTCGTGCGGATCGTCACCGGGCCACATGGCCCATATCGAAACACTAATAGCCACCAGGACTATCAGAATCGCCTTCACGACGGATCGACCATGGCGCTACCATCAAAATCAAATAGGCGAACCATGACGGGAAGGCTATCACGGCTTTTCCTTCCCAGAAAAAACTCCACAGAAATACTGCGTGCCATCCTTCGCCTTGGCGTGGCCGTAGCCGCACACTTCGTAGGCTCCCAGGATGGCCTTCCTGTCTTTGCGCGAGTGCATCCAGGCGTTGAATGTTTGGTTCACATCCAGATAAGTTCCAACAACTTCTGGGTATCCTCCCTTGCTATGCCTAGCCTTTCCGCTAGAGGCCATCTGCTCCGCGTGTTCCTTGGCGAACCGACACAACTCACCGGAAAGTTTTTGCTTAGCTAGATGGTTCTCAACCCGCAAGTGATTACTCACGGCGAACATCTTTTCAACAGTGGGATTATCCACCAATGGAGTCTTCGCCGTGGAAGGTGTAGCCGCAATAGTATTTCCGTTCTTGTCGGTGACGAAAACGGTGGCTGAAGCATCCGTTGCTGTCACATCGACTGAGCCATCAACAGCCTTGGCCGGTTTCGGGTCAGGTGGCGGAACAGCATTGGCCCCGCATTTTCCACCGTGCCCGCATTTTCCACCGTGGATGATCCCATCGTGGATGATTTCGTCCCCGCATTTTCCATCTTCGCACTTCGGCTTCGGGCAGTGGTGGCGGAAAATATAATGCCGCCGCTTCATCATGTCCCCCTTGGGACAATGCGGACACGGAACAGGCTTAGGGCCGGGTACAACCACCACCGGACGGCAACCACGCCGCTCGGCCAGAACGCATTGCGGCCGAATGTACTTCTGGGTGTACGCATACGGCGCGAACGCAAACCGGACGCGGCCCAGGAACGGAATGCAGTGCAGCCTAGCTGGACGCTGAACAACCACTGGAGCTTCGGTGGTCACCTTGACGTACTTGATGACCACAACTTGCGGTGGCTGCGGTTGTGGTTGCGGCTCTGGCTTGCTCGCACCCAGCGCGAAAACTATCGCCAGCCCGCAGGTCGCTGCAATCAACATCGCCACGATATTTCTTTTTTCTTCCAGCACTTTTTTCTCCCTTCAAAACAAAGTTACCGTCTGCCACGACGGCCGCGCCAAAATCCGCTGCCGCCGCCGTCGCCCTCACGAACGAATAAGTGCATGTATCGTTTTCCGTCGCGGCCCATTGCCCAGGCAGCACCTGCAAACTTCCAGTGTTCGTAAGCACAGCACGAACCCCAGCCCATGCTAGGTGGCCACGCGGCGCAGCCAGCGGCGTCGGCCTTAGCGCCGGTTGGCACTGCATTGAAGTCGTTGGAAGTGTGGCCACTGATTAGCCGTTCTGCGCGAAAGTCCGCGCACGACTTCGCGGCCTTGGTTAGCGACTTGTCTTCGATGAACTTTTGCAGCCCGCGCTCTTCGCGTTTCGCGTTGACCTCTTCGAGCGCTTCCGTCGCCGCGTAGCAGCGGAACGAAAATATCACGGCAAGGAAAAAGATGATCGCTCTCATGGTATTAACACCGCTCCCTTTTCTGAGTCCCACAAAATCGAATGAGCCACATCGGCTGGCGCGACGAAGCGCCGTGACAAACCCTGGACCGGAAGTATTCCGCCTCCCAAGTGAGCAGCCGTGTGAACCATTTCAGAACAGAACATCGGCTTATTGAATGTCTCTTCCAGCTTTTCGGCGCTTGGCCGAATGTCGCCTTCATCCCCAATGCCGATCCACTCGCGGAGTCCTGGCGCGTACTTGAGCGCGACCCGCAGGACGCCACTCCACCCGTAGCCTTGCCGGGCGATTTGTCTGGCCACTGCCGCTGCGGCTTCGCCATCGTACTCACGGCTGAACTCCCACCGAATGGGACGCCATGACCACTGCATCGGCCACCGCTTGACTTGATCGTACAAGTCCCAGCATCGGCCGCCATTGAAAGTCATTTCTACAACGTCAACACCGTCCGAGTCAACGCTCGCCATTGCGGCGTGGGTGTATTGGCTGCATGATGCCCTAGCAATCCACCATGACGCCGAAAGGACACCGCTGCCGCTCCACAAAAGCAGGTCGCCGCTACGAATCTTTTTCTCGACTGTAGACCAGCGGGCAATGGTGGGCATTGCGCCGAATTATGCCCTAACATTTGCGGGGCGTCAAGGTCACTAAAAGTCCCCGCTGCTATCACGATAGGCGTCAAACTCCGAATATCGCTGCGTCTGGTCGGGCCTTGCCGCTGCTTCAAAACAAACAAAATGCGGCAGCCACGACAGCAGCGCATCGCCTACGCGGCCGTTTCGATTCTTGGCAATCAGCACTTCGGTATTCATCGGTCCCTGATCTTCCTTGCCGCGCTGACGGTGCAGCATCATCACCACATCGGCGTCTTGTTCGATTGCGCCTGACTCGCGCAGGTGGCACAAGCGCGGTCGCATGTCGGTTCCCTTTTCAACTTCGCGGTTCAGTTGGCATAGGCACAGGATCGGAACATTCAACTCGCGCGCTAAGCCTTTCAGCCTGCGCGTCATGCAGGCCACTTGTTCCTGTCGCGGTGCTTTTCGATCATCGGGCGTGAGCAGTTGCAGATAATCAAGCACAATCAATTTGAGTCCGCGTTTGCGCTTCAGTCGCCGCGCCAAGGAACCAACATGCGCCACCGTCAACATCGACTCGTCATGCACGTAGAGCGGACACTGCTGGAGCCTGGATTGAGCGCTCACCAAGTCTTCACAATCGCGCTGCGACAAGAAGTTATTGCGAATACTTCTGGAGTCCACGCGCGCCTCTCCGCTAACCAACCGCTCGCCCAACTCCAGCCGAGACATTTCCAGCGACAGGTACAGCACTGGCTCTTCGCACTTCAGCGAAACGTGACGCGCCACGCACAGCGCGAACGCGCTCTTGCCGATGCCGGGCCGCGCGGCAACCACGATCAATTCTCCATTCCGCAATCCTCCCGTGATGTTGTCGATGTCGGAATATCCCGTGGATACACCGAAATCTGTTGAGCCTCCGCGACGGCGCTCCAGGAGTTGCATCACTTCCATCACAACATCGGACACTGGTTTTGATTCCGTGGAAAGCGTGCCTTCAGATAGCGCGAAGATGTTTGACTCTGCCGCGCTCAGTAATTCGCTTGCGTCTTTTGTGGCGTCCATTGCATCGCGCGCCATGATCGAACCGATGGTCTTCATCGACTTACGCACCGCCCACTCTCGGATCGTCTTCGCGTAGTAGACCGCGTTGCCCGCGTGCCCCACGGACATCACGCACTCGGCAATCATCGCCGCGTTCACTTTGTCGTCTCCCCAGTCGCCAGACTTTTTGAGCGCCTTGGGAAGCATTACGGCATCCGGCTTGGCTCCAGACGCAATGAGCGCAAGTTGGGCGCGATAGATCGTCGCCTTTTCTGGATCAGCGAAGTCTTCCGGCGAAATAACTGTGGAAACTTCATCTGCGATGGATGGGTCAAGCATGATGCTGCCAATCAAGGCCGACTCTGCGACTGGATCGCTGGATGTTTCAATCATCGGATACTCCATTGAAAGTTGGAATGAAAGATTTCGGCGCGCCGTTGGTTTGCTCTGGATACATCGCGGCGTGCAATCGCTTACGTGCGCGGTCTTCCTGCGCGTTGGAAATCAAGTGCCACATTTTCTTGCTGACGATGTACGCGAAAAGCGCCACAGGACCGCGTTCATCGGACTTTTCGATGGCGCGCTCAGCGGCCCCGAAAACAAGCAGCGCATTTTCTTCCCCTGGATCAACCACAGGCTTACGCCGCTTGGAGGCGTATTCAAACCATCGGAGAAGCTTGATGTCACTTTGGATGTCGGATTCCGTCAGTGTTGAAAACACCCCGGCCGCCTTCCTGGGGTTACAAGTAACCCTTTTAGCTTTAGCTACACACAGGGACATGCTCTCTTCTCTCCTCTCCTCTCCTCTGTCGTCACGCGTTACGTCACGCGTTACGTCACGCTTACGATCCCTATATCGCCGCTGCCGGTCGGCTGCCTTACTGGCAGGGTCAACATTGTATTCATCAAAAAAGTTCGGGAAAACAACCCCTTCCGTGGTTTCTATGGCCCAGCCAACGGCAGCCATGGCAGCCCCAATTCCAGGTAACTCGGCCATGTCGTCTAGCACACTGAGAGTCATTTTTGGTAACACAAGATCAAGCGCGTTACGCTTACCGATAACGCGCGTTACGCCCCATAACGTAACGAGTGACCCGACTACGGCGTTACGCGTTACGTTACGCGTTACGGCCATGTCACACTGGCAATTTTGGCTCACATATCGAGCCAGAGGACCGTCCGGGTCATCCAACTCTTCGGCCATGGCGCAGACCTTTGGATCGCGGTACAGGTCGGTTCTCATCTTGACCCAACTGGCGGCCATCGGCATCCTCCCTGCAATAAAAAAGCCCGGCCCACATTCCCTGCTACGGAAAGATGCGGGCCGGGCGACTGACGCCCTAAGCGGGCGATTTGTTTCGTGTCCGTAGCAGGACGGTCGCCATTGAATCACTTTAGAATCGCCGCGTCAATCACAATTATTTTGCCGTCATGCCAACTTCAAGCCTAATGCCTACGACGGAATACATGCGACTGGCAATCTTCAGGCTAGGCTCCCTCAGTCCCCGCTCGCAAGCGCACCAGTAGGTGGCGTTAATCTTGGCCGCCTTCGCGGCCTTGACTTGCGATAGTCCCTTGCCGATCCGCGCCTTGCGTAGCATGGACCGTTGATTTACGGAAAGTTTCATTTCTGCCTCTTGACATTAGGTTCCCCGCTGACATAATCATCATAGCGTCCTTTTACGGTTTGTCAAACACAATTTTGGAGCGCGGCAATGGAAATCAGGGAAAATCTTCGGAAGAAAACGATGGTGGCGAAGCTGAATACAAGCGATCTACGGGCCTTTTCGGCCGTTCAGTCGATGTGCGACAGCCTGACGAAACGGGCCTGCATCAAGGGAGTCAGGGAGAAGGCGAACGCGGTCTTTGACGCCATTGAGGCGCTTTGCCCCACGGCGGAAATCGCCCTGACTGAGCCAGCCAAGGAAGAGGCTAAACACGAAACAGCGGCGGCAAAGTAATCCAATCATTCACCTTGCGGGGGAACCAATGGAGTCCATTGAAGGCGTTGTAATCGACATTCCGAAGAGTCCGATGATCTATCGGGCAATCGTGGCCATCATGCGCGCTGTCGAACCGATTGCCAAGTCGCAAAAGAACACGGAGCAAAAGTACAACTTCCGTGGCATCGACCAAGTGTATAACGCCGTCCATCCCCACTTCGCGGAGCATGGCGTCTTCTCTACTTCCACCATCATCAAGGCGGAACACAAAGAGGGGTCCAGTAAAAAGGGAACGTCGTATGTCCACGCCATCCTGACAATGCAATACACCTTTTGGGCAGAGGATGGATCGAGCGTCTCCACGGAAGTTGTGGGTGAGGGCATGGATTATTCGGGCGACAAGGCATCAAACAAGGCCATGTCGGCAGCCGACAAATACGCAATCTTGCAGCTATTGAAGATTCCCACTGCCTCTGTGGACTCGGACGGACTGCCTGTTGAGCATCCGAATCCTGCTCCAGACGCGAACGCCAAAACGGCGCAGCCAAGGGATCAGCGCATCACGCGGGATCAGTTCGACGGAATCTTCAAGGAATGGCTCACGCGCCAGCAAACAGACGACAGGCAGGTGCTTGTGGACACGTGGCGCGAAGACTGCTTGAAAGCCACTGGCCTGACGCTGCAAGAGTTCAATCCCAGTCGGTTCGATGAATGGACCGCTGATAGGCTGGATGCTGTCTGCAAGCAGATGGGATTACCACAATGACACAGAACATCGTACTCTCCAGCTTTATTGATTTCGGAGACGCGCCGGAAACTCCCCTGCTGGATCGTTCCACGATTGAGCAATACGCCAACTGCCCGGCCGCCGCGCGCATGATCGAACAGGGCAAAGTCAACAACCACTCCAGGCTGAGCGCCACAGGCCAAGCGGTCCACGACGCCTTCAAGCAGACGATTGATGAATACGTTGACTCCAGGGGCGCGATGCAGTTCTCCGATTTGCGTGACGCGCTATTTAACTGGGTGAGTGCCGCCCGGCCAGACATCCAGCCTGACGCCGTGGCCGCCATCCAGGGAGCGGTCTATCCGTGGTGCAAAATGATTGCTTCCACGAACGTCAACAACATTCTTCGCTATGACGGTGGCGAAGGGGACAGGAAGGGGCAGATAGCGCACGACATCTGTGGCGTGCGGCTCACGTGCGAACTGGACCTTTTAATTGCCAGCCCATCGCCGGAAGTGATCTACCTATACGATTACAAGACCGGACACAAGCACTGGACAGAAGAGACAGTCCGCTTTTCGTTCCAGTTCGCGTTCTATTCCTACCTGACGCTGAAGACATACCCAGAAGTCGATGCTGTCAGGGTTAAGATTTGGAATACGCGACTGCGCCAGTTGACTTACGGCGTCTTCTACAATCGCAGTGATGTCACGGCGCTAGAGGGAAGGATCGTTGGCGCAATCGGAGCGTGGCGTGACTACCACAACTCGGACAAGGCTCCAGCGTGGCCCACGGTTGACAAGTGCTGCATCTGCCCAGCGGCGGCGCTCTGCCCGGTCGCTGGCTTGGACATCAGCGAATGCGCGGCGAATCCCGGCGCGTTCCTGGACGCCACGAACGCCGTCCAGGAAACCCTGAAGGCGCGAACAAAGCTACTGGCCGCTCACGTAAAGAAAACCGGGGAAGAAATCGTGGGCAGCGGCTCGCTGCGATTCGGAGTCGGCAAAGTGTCGGCTCGCAAGCCTTCCGCTAAAATCTACATTGACGACCGATTCCTCTCGGATTCTGAAGATGGAGAAGAGCAATGAGTACCGTTGCCGAAAGCGAAAAAGGATGGTCGTGTACTGAATGCGGCTCGCCACTGATGGCAAGTGAATCGGGCAGCGTCTGCCCAAACGGCCACGGCATGGTTAAGCCGCCTATGCCAGAGGAAGTGCGCAGGCGCAACCACGCGATGATAGCACACCCAGGAATCAGGGATGTGAAGCATGGACTGTCTGGCGGCAGGGTCATGTTGCCGGATGATCCTGTTAAGTATGATGTTGTCGAGAAACTTGGCGGCCGAAGGGGAGAAAAGATTCCAGCGGGTTTCCTGCCTGGAGACAAGATCGCCCTGGATGGCGAAAAGGTTCTCTGGTTGCGTCCTGAAAAGCCTTGCGGGGAGTAAGGATGATGACGCTTGGATTATCTGGCCCGGCTCCTGGAGGCGATGCCAGCGCACAAGATCGAAAAGATACGCGCGCTGTGTGACCCAAAATCGACGCTCTACAAGTTTACAGACGAACCAACACGCTTCGCGCGTGATGCCATTGCGCACTGTCAGCGCCTTGGCCTATACGACATCGCGCCTCTGTCGATTCTCGATCTTGGATGCGGCCCTGGATACTTTATCACCGCCGCGCAGCACGCGGGCCACGAAACCGTTGGCTTAAATGCCCACGACCAAGTAATCGACCGGTTCAGGGGGATGTTCCCCAATCTGCGGATCATCTGGAATGAAATCACTCCAGGCGTTCCGCTGCCAGACGTTGGGCGCATCGACCTAGTAACGGCGATGGGCCTGAATCTTTGCCACGGCAAGCACTGGTGGACTCAAGATGAATACCAGGGTCTGCTTGACGACTTACTGCCGAGACTGAACGATGGCGGGCGGATTAACTTCCATGTCAATCACGGAAAGGAAACCGACTGGGTTTGCAACACATCGCTCTGGAAGTGGCCAGGAAAGATGTGGTCAATCGACAATGTAATACAATGGTCTATTTAGTATGACGGCCAGAGCCTGCTGTTCGTGCGGTAAGGTCGATGGCGAAGCCATTCTGCTAGAAGACGACATTCTTGTGTGCATGTTGTGCTGGAGCCTAATCCCAACTGCTCAGCGCGTCTGGATGCAGCTTGCCGCATCCTACATTCGGTCAGTGGAAATAGATGACGATGGTGACGCTGGTTCGTCCATGCCGTGGGAGAACAACTAATGCGAAGCGCAATTTTCGTTTACGACAAAAAGGGGGAGTCCCAGGCCGAAGCGTTTATTAGCTTGATCCGAGACATGGAGCGATGCGGGTGGTTCATTGAGTTCACCACAAGCTGGCAGGATTTCGTCGCCAGCGACAAAAAGGTGGACATGCTGATCGCGCAGACGGACGCGCTCGTTCAGCCGATGCTTGACCGGCCGATGGTATTGCTGGAGCGACTTGACGGATGCCAGCTTACGGGTGCTACGCGCCGAAGCATCGAACATCCGAACGTGCTGGCAGTGATGAAGGGGTGGTCATTCAAGAACGCATCGGACCACTGCATCTACGGGGATCGGCGGCACGTGGCGGAAATGAATCCGGCCGCCCACGCTGGTCGGCCCACGCCAGTCAGTGAGGGTGCGCAGCGTAAGATCAAATTGGCGTTCTCTTATGCGTGCTACCGTCCGGTAGTCAGCCAGATGCCAGCGTACCTGGAATGGGCCTCTGAGCGGCCGGTGGAGGCGTTCTTTGCCGGGACCGTCGAATACGGGGTGGCTGAAATCCAGGCCCACAGGCAGGCCGCCTGCGATGCAGTCAAGGCTATCCCAGGTGGGATGGCCAGCGCCGGGAGGAATATCCCAGCGGCCAACTACACCAACCTAGTCCGGTACTCCAGGTGCGTCGTCTCCCCGTGGGGGTATGGAGAAGTCTGCTACCGCGACTACGAAGCGCTGCTAGCTGGGTGCGACCTAATCAAGCCGAATAGTCCGTGGGTGGAAACGGCCGACAGGGTTTTTGATTCAATGGGTGTCCTGTGGTGCAATCACGACTTTTCCGATCTTGCGCAGGTCGTAGCCACATCACAAGAAACGTGGAAGTATCGCCTTCCCGCGAAGAGGGATTTTGCCGATCAATTAGCGGCCGAATACCAAAAGGGAGTCTCCGCGCAGCGCGTCGCGCATATCCTTGACGGCGCTTATGACCGCGCAGCGAGTCGGTCTACTTGACCTGCCGCCCTGAACCGCTGTTGAAAATCCATTCAACATCTGCATCTGATAAGTAGCAGCAATTAAATCCCCACTCATCGAACAAATAATCGAAATTGGGAAAGGCGTATTCACCCTCAAAATATATCAAGTTACTGGCTTGATGACTTCTCACTGACAACCCACCAGGATAAAGCGGGTTGGTTGACTTATGCTTAATAGCACCGTCAGCCAATCCCATCGTTAGCGTCATCAGGCTGCCATCGGGCCTTACACGCAACGCTGCAAAAATCCAGTTATCATGCCCAGACTTAGGCAATGTGTACGTTGACGGATTCTCATACTCAACAAAATACCCTGTCACGGGGTCGCCGTAAGGTTGGCTTGGCGGAAAGTGAATGGTGGGTACACCGGGACTTACGGCGTCAGCCCATGTCTTTACCGGAATACCAATGCCATCATCAGTGCCCATGTTCATATACGCATAGCCAGCATTGTTTGGCTCACCGCCACCCCAATTCGTGTAAGTAAATGCGACGGGCGCTCCCGGTCCTACCTGCCAATTCCCGCCAGCGGCGGGCGTATATCCACTGGCTTTCCCTCCCAACCAAGCACCCTCAAACACTGAATGACCGGGCGGGGGGACTAAGCCATAAAGAAAATCATTCTCACCAGCAGAAGTCACTACAGCTAAATGACCATTCACACTCCGAAACACTCGATTACCAGCAGCAGTCGAAGCGTTAGCCCAATAATTATTATCTGTGGTGTACGGATCGTCTACCATGATTAACTCATAATAGTTCGTGCCGTACCAACCACTACCTACAACGTGGTCGCAGGCTCTCCCGCTCGCATCAGGCGGGAGGATACCTGCCGGGAGTAATTCACCCGCAGTAATAGTCAGAAAGTTATCGGTCCCAGAAGTAGACCAATTTGACGTTGGCACTCTAGCCGCAACACCCGCGCCGGTGTAGGTGGCTACCGAAGGGCTGGGGTCATAAGGGGAAAGGTTCCATTCCAAATTGGTGTCGGCTCCACTGATATTGTCAGAAGTCTTCCTGACACCATATTGACCAGCCATGGTAGGACCAGCAGGAGTGCCAACAGTGGCGTTGTAGCGAAACCAACCGGAAACTGTGCCGCCAAGCTGAATTGAGAATGGGCAACGCTCCGCATTCGCGCGTTTCAACCAAGTGGTACTTGGACTTTGCGCGGCCGTAATTAGTCTGGATTTTGGCGAAGCGCCAACATATCCAGTTCCACTGGTCATTGACCCCACACTAGCTAAATCCAGTCCTTGCACTAAATCAGTCTCAGTTGCGCCAGTTGACTGATCCATGCGATAGTACGCACAGGGGCAGCGCTTCTGTGGAGAAAACTTCCTCATGCACATAGACTAGCACTCCGCTGAAACGATCCACCACTTCCCGTAAGTGTCCACCGCAATTTGCACGAACTTGCCGTCGGGTATTGCTTCAGCGAAAGTGTTTTCGACAGTGACAGTCGTGGAAGATGCTGTCATTGCGTGTGATCCGTCCGTTTTCCAGACAATCACGCTTCCGTATCCGCTGTTCGTGCTGCCATTCCGCGCCGTGACCACGCCACTCGTTTTTCCAACATTAAATATCGCGCTCCCAGAGACAGTTGGCGGATACTGCCCGTCGCCTGGGTTATCATACGGGGACGCTGGCTCTAGAATTGGGAAGCTGTCTTGCTGAAACTGATCTTCTGGGTAGAAGTTCTCTGGGAGCGACCGCACGCGCGTTGTGGCAGCGTATTGGCCAATCCCAAAGTGCCTTCGGCGTAACGAACCGATTGAGTAGGTTATGTAATCGTCGTGAAAACACGGACTCCATTGAGCAAGTCCGTTGATGTTGAAGTCATACCAGTACGCAAGCGATGCGTAGTAGTCGGTGGAAATCTTTGCGGCCAGGGCGGTGAGTTTCGTGTCGTTGGCCGGTGTTCCACTGAGGCCATCGGCGTAGCAAGCGGATCGAATATATTTTCTCGGCCCCCTAGTGTCTTGCGCAATGAGTTGCCCGGCGCTGAACAGACCGGCCGCTGGAGATTTGGTGTACGACTTGATGCCGACAACTTTGCGTGTAGAGGAATCCCTTCGCCTGAATGCCACATTCACTTCAGACGGAACGGAACACGCCAGTTGCTGCGGAAGTCCACCGATGTTTTGAAGGTTGTACGGGCCACCACCACCCATCGTATAGCTGGTGGAGTTTTGGTTCACAAGGTACTCGATTGACCCAGTAGCAGGCCCACAAATCCTTGTGATTCCTGTAATATCGACAACTACTCTCATTCCCACGCTGGAGGCGGCTGCGTCAAGTAGCGCGGCCGATGAGTGCTGAAATCGAGTCAGTGTTTCCGTGTCGGGGTACAGGTAGTCGGAACTGACAGAATCTACGTTGAGAGTTGGCAGTCCAAGCTGTATCCTTATCGTTTCAAACAGGTCCGTCCAGGTGGTTGTTCCCTGAACGATGGCAGTCATTTCGTTAGTGCTGCGATACTGCCACCAGTAGCGACGGTCAACCAACGGAATGACCCATAGATGCTGCGCCGCTGGCGTTGTGGACTTTCCAGGAAGGTACGCGCTGATCGGCCTTGGCGGCAGCGCAAACATAGTGACAGTGATTTTGTTTTTGCTAATAGGCTCTTCAATTACTAGGCCTTTCCCCGTCACTGACTCACTTGGACCGTCCTTGATAATTGCCGAAGCAACGTCCGCAGTCGCCAGCAAGTAGCATCGCGCCCAGCGGCACGCGCCGGTGCATGGCCAGTAGAGTTCATTGAAAGTCAGGTGCTTGAACGGCGGCCACGGATAAGCTGAAGGATTGGCGGCCAGCAACGGCGCTTGATCGGAGTGGAAGTCCAAGGGAAGCAACTCTTCCCATAGAGCCTGAAGCGTCCCAGACTCGATTACAGTGTCGTGGCCAGCGAATGATATTCCCACCTATCCCTCTCCATATACGAGAACGGTTCTGGGCTGACTCCAGCCGCAATGGAGCGGAACAGATCGTAAAAGAACTTGGAGCGTATGCTCCAGTCCCACGATTTGATCGACTCCAAAGCGCCTTCCTGGAGCATGTTGAAATTGTCCCTGGCATACTTCAGGGCGTTCCATGCTTCGCCCGTATTTCGCTCATGGAAGATGGATGCGCTGACTCCGTGGGAAAGAAACTCAGGCACATTCCCCACCGGAACCGTCACCGGAACGCACCCGCAGGCGACTGCTTCTAGTAGGTAGTTTGGCGTTCCTTCGCTGGTCGATGCGCAGGCAACGTATCGTCCGGTGTTGTACCACAGCGCCATTTCATGCTGATTCAGCGATTGGTGAGGAAGACAGATTTTGTAGTCGCATTGGATATTGTGTTCGGAAGCAATCATCGCCAGCGGACTTAGCAGCGTTTCGTATCCCTTTATGTCGTGGACATCGTGCGCCTTACTGTGCGATGCCGTCCACAGAACTCGCTCTGGCCGGGAGTCTCCATCCGTCTTCACATTGAATATCGTCAGATCAACTCCATTGGAAATGTTGCAGGCGCGAAATCTGGATTTCGGCATCGTTCCTTTGGCGCTGATCCAAGCAGCGTAGTTGTTGATGACCGTGTAATCTGCCGCCAATATCGACTCCAGGAGCATTTCCTTTCGCCGCCCAACTCCGCTGTTGTGGCTGGCAATCACCGGAACGGAAATGTTCGATTCGCGCAGGAAGGATGTAATCGGCACGACCTTCACTGTGGGAAGACAGAAAATAACATCGTACCGATGCCACGGGGCCATGCACTCCAGCGGCGTCGTATTGCCATCGAGTGAGTACGGCACGATGTCGATTTCCATGTCCCCTGGGGCGTACTTCTGAAGCGCGGACGCGCGAGCAGCGAAGCACCAGTTGATCGTGTCAACGACAATCAGGATTCTCATGGAAGTTGCTCGATTAACTCCCAGTCGAAGTCGGCTCGGAACTCCAGGGAGAGCGTAGCGTACAGTTCGCTTTCGCCTCCCCAGTATCTGCCGCGACTGGACGAAACGGCAACCAGCGTGGAATTGCGCAGGAAGAAAATTGAGTCTCCCTGCTGGGGCGTCCATTCGTAAAGCATTGCCCTAAGTATCCGCAGCTTGTATCGCGTCAGGACGCCGCGCTCAGGATGGAGCAGCGCATCCCTGGTTTCATCCATGACCCCGGCGCGCGTCAGCACGTAAGGGGTGATGGTGACGCCGAAATGCTCCGTTAGCGTCTCAACTCCACCACCAGACTGAAACTCTTCTGGGAATGTACCCTCTCCAGGCGATACGGTGCAGAATACGCTGCCACGCGGAACTTGAATCGGTTCCGGTGAATCCGAAACGAAGCACGTGGCTTCATTGAACTCAGGGAACTGCGAAATAAGCCGCTTGACGATGGCCGAAACGATTTGATCGGCCGTTCCGCTCGTTGGCCGCTGTGTCATGGGTTAGTTATGCAGCATTATCCCAATGCTGCGCGCCAGGTCGATCAATTTCGAGTCCAGAATGTCAATCACTTCGGCGCTCGTCGCGCTGCGTCCGTGATTGGTGACGATGGCAGTGCTTAGTGACGCCCGAAACGTCGTGAAGGCACTCGACAGATCGCTCCGCACGGAGTCCGTTGTCGTGGCGCTGAGCAGGGCCGCCGTAAGCTGGTCGCTAAAGAAACTCATGGTCGAATCCTGTAAAAAGGGAAACGGTTGCCCCGCATTGTAGCGGGAGTGGGTTAAGCAATCAACGTCGTGTCGTCAATGGTATTTCCAGATGTCTTACTCGGCAGGTATTTGCCCGCTGGCAATAGGCCGTTTCGGTAGAACCACTCATTAAACTCCCCGGCGCGATCGTTTGTGGTAGTGGCTGTCCATGTATCTGTGCCAGCGTGGGCAAGCCTTCCGTAGAACGCGGCCACGAACGGGCCTCCAGGATACAACTGCTGCGCCTGGGACAACTTCGCTTCGTCAAGATACAGGGTCTTGGCATTACTGAGCGCCGTGCTGAGTCGAATGCGAATGTACACCGCATCCGGCACTGGGTCTTTGATCCTGAAGAATCCAGTAACCGGCGTGAATGGACTGCCAACCGTTGCAATTCCAGAAGTCAATGTGGCCGTAATCACGTTTGAGTTTCCGTGCGCGTCCGTGAGAACGCTTCCGCCAACTCCGTCCATCAGTTCGACCTTCAACACTCCAGCGGCCGGTGCGGCGCTTAAAAGCAGTCGGCAGTGGAATGCGTAGACCGTCCGTGGTGAAAGGGTAATCTTCTGATAGATGGAATGCACCGTTGCACCATCGCCCACGAATGACAATGATCGGCCATAGAATGCGGGAGTCCCCGCAGTGACTTGCGCGTGTGCGATACTGCCCGTGTTGAGTGAGTTCACGGAACTAAGTATTGTCTGGTCGCCTGGGGGGAAAGCGCCGGTAAAGGTAATTGTGTGCGTGTAGTTTGGCGTTGTGCCAGTTGTTACTACAGTGCAACTCGACAGACCGAACAGTAGATTGATCGCAGACTGAACAGCGCTCCCCGTCGCATTCCAAGTAAGAGGAATCGTTTGCTGGATGAAGCCAAGTATATTTGTGAACTTGATCGCATACGATCCGCTGGCTGGAGAACCGCTTATGATGACTGTCTGCACTTCCGCTGTGGACATCAAGATAGTCGTCCCTGGAGCACCCACGGAGAGCAGCCAACTGGCGGGCAGGCTTGACTGGATTGAACTTTCGGAATCGAATCCTCCGTTAGTTAATAATCCGCTGGAGCCTAGCGATGCAGTTGAAAGGCCGGTCTGGATGCCGGAACCCAGCGGCCAGTCGTAATCCATAACCCCTCCAGAAGCTATCGTCCCGGCGAACAAAAGTTGCTGAGAGGCGGCATCGACTGACACTCCTGCGCCTTCCTCCAGAACGATTTCAAGCGGTCTTCCATCGCCGTCAAGGATTGTCCCGTCAATCTTCGCGTCACCAACGATGCTGCCACTCGGCGTGAAGACAATAGTTGGAGTAGATCGCAGAACGCTGGCGTCTGGGGATGATTCGCCGCCGCTGCCGTTCATTATCGCAATCAGATAATCAACGGCAGTGTCCAGGTTCCTGTCAGCCAGCGGATGCCAGTCGTTTATAAACTGAATAAGAAACTTTTTTGCCACATCTTCAAGTCCGCTCAGTAGGCTCTTCGTGTTCTGCCAACTTCGCATAGCACCCCGAAGACCCTGTATGGACACCTGCTGATCTAGCGTCGGAACACCACCGTTCAGTGCATCGAATGCCGTCAGGACTGCCGTTATGTCGGTGTCGATTGATCCGCCGCTGACGACTACCGATAAGGCATCTTCCTGGGCCTTGAAAATCTTTCCAAGGATCGTAAATAGTCCGCCAGCGTAACTAAAATTGAATGGCATTATATCTTCTCCACTTCCTTAGCGAACGCCGTTGCTTCATTGAGGGCAAAGTCGGAGTCTTTCAACTGAACAACTTCAGAAGCGCTAACGCGATACTTGTCGGTAGATGAAGTTTCGCTAGATGGCTTTCGTGATAGTCCGTAAGTATAAGTCACATCGACTCCGTAAGTGTAGTCTGTTCCATCTGGGGACAGCTTCGGAGTCTTCGGGTTGTAGCTAACGTCCAGCAAGACTTCCTTCAGGCCGCTGGTCTGGGTTATTTCTTCCGTCATCTTGGGCAGCACAGGCTGCGCGCCTCGCCGCTCCGTCACGATTCGCAGAATGCGCTGGACTATCGGTTCGTGAATCCTTGCGAATACGGCCGTATCCTTTGCCGTGGGTGTAGACGATGATATGGTTCCCGTTGCGCCTGTCGATGGAGTCGCCCCAGCAACAGAAGAGGATGTAAGCGACACCGGCAACATGACCTTGCCGAAGTTTATGACGTACCGATTCTCAGCGACGTAGTGCAGATACAGGTCTAATTCGTGGTCGGGGGAGAATACGCTTTTCGCCAATCCCTCTGGCTTGGTGATTACCACACCCTCCCCCGCAACCCTCCAGTCAGCATTGGTGTCTGCCGTGCGCGTGATTGTGTCCCTCCGCGTGGCGGAAGTTCCATCGGTCTTAGGTGGTGTCTGTCCTCCGTATTGATCTACGCCCACGCCGCTCGGAGTAGTGTAATATCCGAACAGTCGATGCTTTTCATTAGACCCGCATGGGTCTTGGAGCATCATCGCAAACGGGCCAACTGGGAGGGTGGACACATCAGGACACGGAAACTTCTGCGGATAGTATTCTGGAAGGGGGACGCCCTGCATTTCCCTTTCCTTTGTCGTGGCTGCGGCAACTGCGCCGTTCGGATTGTCCAGGAACGTGCCTATCGTTGAAACGCGCTGCAAGAGCCACGTTTCGCTTGTGATGTTGAGTCTGCGAACTCGGACGCGAAGTTCCACTTGGTTCTTGTTGAGGATTTCTATGATGCTGGCCGCCACGACGTACCAGTTTCCACCCTTTTTTTCTTTCGTGTTGTAGTTGCGCCTTTGGCTTCCAAGACGAGCCTCCACGACCTGGGTGCATCTGGCCAGCATCTTTGCCTTGCTGGCGTCTGGCGGCCCCTCCAGTCGCACACTGACTTCAGCGAATATGCTGGCTCCAGAGTCCGAAGTCGTTTCAGTGTAGCTGGCTTCCCAGCTTGTGGCTGGCGATGGCGGCGCTGCATACTCGCGCCGATCTTGAAAAGAGTACCGAAGCGTCAGGCCGTCAGCGCTTACCAGTCCCTTGACTCGCTCTCGTCGGAATCCCTCTGGCAGCGGCGGAATGACGTATGGCAAAAAGGCCCGTGGACTTTTCTCTATTTGAGAAACGCGCAAAACCCCATCGACGTATCGTGTCAGATATTGGTTTTCGTCGTATGTATCCTCACACGACCAGCGATTGTTGAGTAATTCAGCTACCTCCCCCTGGCCTGAAGGCTGTCCGCTACTGCCGGGGCACTTGACCAAACAGACTTCGATTTCAAACTCAATCCGATACACCTTACCCGCTGCTACGTGAGTGATGTTGCAGAAAATTGGCTTGGGGCCATTATTCACATCGCGCGTTAGGCTATTGCCAGCGCTAGTCGCCTCCAAAAGCAACTTGTTTCCAGTGTAATACCTGAAGATTCCCCGGTCTTGCATTAGCCTAGCGTGCAGTGCAGCCATGGAGTCAGACGCCGAAGCGTTTTGGACGGAACTGACGGAAGCATACGCAATGGCTGCCCGCGAGACTGCATCTGGACCCGCGTGCGGCGGGTCGGGGTCAATGGTAGAGAACTTTGTGTAACTGTGGACAAGCGACTCGACTCTGATGTGGAATTGATGGTAGAGGATGTCCGTCCCGCTCTCGTCTCTCTGAACGGTTTCATCGAATGCCAGAGTCCTGACGCCGTGCAATACAACTCCGTTGTATTCCACTTCCGTCTGGCTCACCAACGTCCTGATTTCTACCTGATCGCCCATTATCTTCTGATTTCTGTGCTGGAGGCACGTTCAGCCGCGCTCATGTGTCGCCCCTCAGATACGTCACTGAGGAAAGACTGCCACGCTGGAACGGATGTGTCTCCCATGTTGGCCAGCTTCTTGAGCGCATCGTTTACAATCGGAATGTTGGAAAAGAATGTCGATCCGTACTCCATGACTTTCGTTCCTATGTTGAGCATGAATCCTTCTATGCGGTTCGTGGCGTTTGTCCAAATCGCCTCGATGGGAATGGCTGCCTCTTCAAATCTGCTCTGCGCTTCAGTCAGGTATGCTACGCTAGCAGATGTCCTTCCGCCCATCGCAATTTCGCGCCCTATTCTCTCAACGTCCAACTGAGCCATCGACGCTGCGATGGAGCCATTGAACCGCGCCAAGTCTCTCTGGGACTCTATTAAATGCTCACCGAACTTCTCGACAATCTTCCCAAGGCCAATGAACGCGCCACCAATAGCCACCACGCCCGCCATCACGCCCATCGGATTGCCTGTAGCGGCCAGCGCAACGCCTCCAAGTATGCCCTTCCCCTGCTCTTTAGCCTTCGACTGATCTTCCTCCATCATTTTCTCGGCAATGCGCTTACGCTCTTTTCCTTCGTCGCGCTGGCCGTCTCCACCGATCATATTCCAGGGACTGGCCCCAGCTTGCTGAAGTTGCTGGGAGTCCATCTTGGCGACGGCCTGATCGGCAACGGACCTGGACTGGGCCGGTGTCGGAACTGGATTGCCGAACATGGCCTGAGAGACGCGCTGTGACACGGAATGCGATGCTGGGTTTAGCTGCGGATTTCCAGCCTGTGCCGCGCGCTCGTCATTCATCGCCTTCGACCGCATCGCGGCCTGCGATGCTTCCTCTGCGGACTTTGCATTCCCGCCCGCACTCCCGCTTTGCCCCCCAGCGATTTTGCTCTGGCGCAGTATGCGGTCGAAGGCATTGCCTTCATGTGCCGCTTGTCCCTCGCCGGAAATGATGCCCCTTAATTGCGGCGGAAGCACGCTATCGGCTAGCTTTCCTGCCACTCGCTGCCAGACGCCCTGCGACTGGGCCGCCCCCTGCGCCTGGGCCGCCCCCTGCGCGGGCGCAGACACCGCTCCAGGCGCTGCGGCTGGGTTGGCCGGAAGGAAACGATCCACAAGCCTTTCGGTCATCTTGTGGATGAAGGTCTTTTGCTGGACTGGCTGACCCTGGACGGGGGGAGCCTGGACGGGTATGCGGCTCTGGATGGGTGGCGGCTGGATTGCCGGGGGAGCCTGGATGGGCGACACCGATCCAGACGCTGCGGCCCTGCCCGCTGCGGCCTCTGCGCTTCCAGCGGCACTTTCGGCAACGCCAGCAGCGCTGGCCGCCCCAGTGGCCGCAGCGCCTTCAACGGCCCCTGCGGCAGCGCCAGTCTCGGCCATCATTGGGCCGACAAGTTCTGCAAGTAGTGGCCACATGGTTCAACTCCCCCTCCGCGCGGTGGTGGAACCATTCATGCGCTGGTAGACGGTGTGCTTTCCGTGAAGATGCGCCGCCTCTTCAGGCGTATCGGAAATTGCATCGAAGAATGATGCTGGCAGGGAACCGCCGAATGCCGTGCAAAGTGCGTAGTCTACGCCGATGCGGACTCGATTGGCACACTGGATTCCGACTCTGTGCTGGTTGAACCAGAGTGCGCAAAACCGTTCGTAGTCGGTTCGCTCGATTCTTTCGAGTTCCCCAATTCCGTAGAGGGCGGCGAGTTCGCAGAATCTTCTGTGTTTTTTTTTACACTCTCCGTGAAGAGGAAGTAGTTCCTTAGCAATGCCATCGTCTCCTGGACCGTCAGGCCGCCTGTTTCCTGAGTCCACTCCTGAACTCCGAACGCCCGGCGCGTGGCGCGCACCGTCACAAAAAAAGCATCCATGTCCTGGAGTTGAAGCAGTCGCGGCGTCGTGGCAGCATCGTACTCTGGGTCTTCGTCCAGGTGCTGCGCAATCGCCATCGGATCGGCGTATCGCCACTTGATGCCATCCCAGAAACGGAAAATGGCACGCCTTGACGCTTCTATTCTTTCGCGCCTGTTTTTCAGCCATTGAAACATTGCCGCACTGACCTTAGCTGGTGGAGTTTTCGACAAGGCCGCTGCTGGCCTGATAGCGGTGCGCCTCAAACTCGAAAATGAAGGTGCTGAACTTCGTGCCGTAACTCTGCTCAGTCGCTTCGCGCGGGATGCAGCATACATAGTTTCGTGTCTCTGAGGCAGACCCCCTAACGGCGTGTTGGGGGGACATGACCACCCGCATAAACTCAGGGGACTGAAAGGCCAGCGCGCCAATGTCGGCGTCCGGCACACTTCCGATAGTTCCATTCCTGATTCTTTTGCGAACTATGTTGGCCACATCACGGTCGAATCGAGACAGTTCCGCGCGAACGCGAATGACCATCCCCAGGTACTGTACGTCGATGGGAGGTCCGTTCATGCCGCCGTGCTGGTCGCCGTGAACGTCGTACCAGTACGGCTGCTCAATCACGCGCGGTTGGTCCAGGGCGTACCCCAGGTTCTGGAGGGTCGTCAGCCCGCTGTCAATGGCGATTTTGAACAGAATCGGGCCGCTGGCATTTACTTGAATGGTCATAGCTATCCTCTGTCAGTTGGCAGCCTGGAAGATCGGAACGGGTAGAAGTTCGGTGTCCTCTCAGGAATCAGGTTCAGGCGTTCGTAGGTCGCATTTGTGGGACCGTCGATAGTCGGCAGTGCTTTGTCTTCCTGCGCCGGTAGGTTAAACACATTTTCGCCGGTACGCAACCGCTCCAGCGTGTTGCGCTTCAGCGTCAAGTATCGCTCGTACTGCTCTGGATTGTGAATCGGCCGCCTGTCATACAGATAGGCCATCGCCAAGTCGCATGTCATACGCTTGAGCAATGCCAAGCTGTTCCCAGTCAGGCCAGTCAGGTCTTCAAGTGAGTATCGGTGCGCAACAAAAAGCGCCGCTTCGATGTCGGCGCTGGCATCATCCAGGGAAGTCTGGATGTTGACGTTCGTGAGCATGTCGGCCCGCGACGGACGCTCCCCTTCATCCTGGCACAAATCTGCCAAGATGTTGTAGTCCTTTCGCGCCATTAAGTCGGCCGGGGCTGCCCATGACATAACCGCACCGCTCCGTAGTTCGCCCCAGCGTCAGACTGCCGAAGTGAACAGGAAGCCTGTCGCGGGTGCTGTCACGACCACCGCGTAATCATCGACCACGTGGCCGCTGACTCTTCGATGGTCAACTTGCCGCAGGGTTTCCACGGTCATTTCTTCGTAGGCGAAGATCATGGCCGTACTGAAGGACGGACCTTCGCCCGGCGAAACCAAGTCGCCGGGACGAGAAACCAGGACGGCCGTGCCGCTGCCAAGCACGTATCCCTTGCTGGTCGTCGCGCCCTTGTTGGTCGTGGTCTTGACCGTATCCTCAACCACGATTTGCACGCCGTACAAATGGTCTGGCAGATTCCACTCCGCGTTGTGGCCGGGCAGGTCGCCCTTGATCTGACCAAGCGCCTGCGGACTGTGCTTCACATGGTCGATGATTTCCTGGCACTCGCTGATGGCGATGGCCGTGTCCGGTCCCATCACCAAAATCAAGTCCCCGGTCTTCGTGACGCCCAGCACATCCTTTTTGATGATGCTGGCGGCACTGAGAATCGAACGCCGAATGTCCTGGCGCTGAGTTGTTGACTGCGCCCACGTTCCAGTGTTTCCGCTGACGGAAGCGACAGCGCTCACGTGAGTCGAGTCGTAGTTGCCGCTCGTCGTCAGCGCGTTGATGGCGGCCTGGGTCCGCGCGGTCATGGCCTGCTGGGCCTTGATGCGCGAATGCGTTTCGAGCAAGTCCCAACTCGCTTGGTCGATGGACTTGTCGCCCAGTTGGAAGCCGAAGTCGTACCGCGTGGTGCGATACTCCAGCCACTGGAACGATTCTTGACCTTCGACGCGCTCCGGTCGCGGTTCTCCGTCGTGCCAGATGAAGTCGGAGAGCGTGGTCGGATTCAGAATCCGGCCCGCCTCTTCGACCGTCAGCTTCAGGTAGTACCCGGTCGATTTCTTGACCGGCAGAAGCTGCATGTACTTGTTCAGCGGGAAGCTGTTGACGTTGCGGGAGAAGTCGATCTTCAGGTGATTCGTCGCTTCGTGCGATTTGACGAACGTGTTATATCCACCTGGAAAGGAAGGATAGTCAACCATTTGTGTTCACTCCGTTTGAAATGTTTGGCGACCAACCCAGGTCGCTTTTCCGGTGGGTTAGCAGATCGACTACGAGTTTGCGTTCGCGCCAACGCCGTCAGCGCTGGGCATGATTGTCACTTGAACCAGCTTGATGTCGCCGGATACTCCCCCTTGCAGAGCAATCGCTCCGATGTGCTTCACGCCGGTACTGGCGATGGCAGTGCCTTTTCCGTTGGTGTCGGAGTTCAGGTAATCGCCCGCCTTGATCGTCCCGCCGTAGGTGAGCAGGCAGATGTCACCGTTGCCGTACAGTCGCAGCGAGTCGCCAAGCGCGGCCCCCAGGACCGTGCCAGTGCCGGGGATCGGCGGCACTCGCCCCCCGTCGTGCAGAATGCCAATGATCTTGGCGTTCGTCGTGGCTTGCAGGCCGCCGTGGTCAACAGTGGAGTCCATCATCACGAACCGCGAGACGTTAATATCGCCACGCGCGATAAGTTGCGGGGGGCTATGAGTCATGGAAAGGTTCCTCGTTTTCTTGGGTCTACTTAAACCGCAGCTACTTCACCGCAGCTACTTCACCGTCGCGTGTCCATTCTTCTCCGCGCGAGCCTCTTCCAAGGCTGCCCGGTAGGTGATTTGCTTTCCCTCTCTCCGGTACTTCTCAGCGATTTCCACCGCACGATCCGAAAGTCCCGTCCGCGCCCTGTCTTCGCTGTTGGGCGTCGAAACCACTCCGCGCGGCAACGATTCGCCAAGGGGGATGGGACGGGCATACTTCACGACCGTCGCCAAACGATCCTCAAACTGCTCGTCCGTCAGCGCCGAACCTTTGGAGTACAGGCAGCGGTTCAGTTCATCCTCTACGTCGATTGCACTCCCAGAGGCGGCCTGCTCAATCCGCGCTTGACGCACCGCGTCTGACGACTCGCGCTGCATCACTGCAACGTCAGCGCTGAGCCTTTCGTACTTCTGGGCCAGCGCCTTGTGCGCCGAATCCAGCTTTCGATACCGCTCTTGCTGCGAAGAAAACTCCGCGCGGCTCATTTTGATTGTGTGGTTCTGGGGTTTTTTCATGCCGTCACATCCGAACGGCATTTTCTTGGCCTCTTCGGGGCGTGCTTCCTCTTCCCCAAGATGCTCTTCCTCTGCGCCAAGACCCTCTTCCTCTGCGCCCAACTCTTCCTCTTGGCCGCCCAGTTCAGCGGGGCCAGCGGCGGGCGGGGCCATTCCTGGAGGCGGGGCGGCTCCCGGCGGGGGGCCACCTGCGGGGGCAGGCGACGGGGCGGGCGCGGCTGGTCCCTCCCCACCGGGAGCCATTTCCGCCGTCATCTTTCCCTTGACCCATTGCACCCAGTCCAGAGAGTTCATCGCGTCCAAAAGTTGCTTCAGGTCTTCAGGCTGGAACATTCCAGGTTCTCCAGTTTGGGTTTCAGTTCCGTATTTTGTTGGCGGCTTCGACGCCGATTCCGACTCGGCAGACTTAAAGTTTGGCTTGGAAGCCGGATGTTCCCAGTCGTAACCTTTTGGCATCGGCTTCAAAGGTGAGCCGGGAATTGGTTCCTGCTCGATTCCGTACTGCGACTTTTTTCTCCCCGCTGTCTCGCCAGCTACATACGTGTTCGATCCGCCCGGCGCGGCGTCACCGCCGCCGCCTTCCATTTCGTATCGCTCTCCAGTCGCTGATCCTTTGTCTGGGCGCTTCTTGATTCCAAGCGCCTTGCCGATTGCCGATCCAAGTCCGTATTGCTGGGTCGTGCCAAGCCTTTCCGGTGCTTCGGCCGAATACTTCAAGACCCTTTGGCCGTTGGGGAGCATGGCGTACTTGATTCCCAGGTCCAGTCGCGGGCACTCAGCGCCCAAGGCGGCGATTGGATCAAAGAATCTTTCGTTCGGATTGTCCGACATCCACAGTTCAACCGAACGTCTCGGAAGTCGGCTAACCCGGTCTGCGCGATCCTTGAATCGAAACTCGTCTGCAAGAATCGCGTAGCGCGGGTTAAGTGATCCGATCTTTCCAAGTTTGAAGGGGCCAACGAAGCCAACTACTTCCGGCTGCTTCATCCCGGCGATTTGCTCTTCCTTTTCCGGCGTGTGGCCGTCCGTGAGAACGGCAAAGTCGCCCGTGTCCTGGATTCGCCGGTTGCAGCGGTCAACAATCGCTTGCAATGCGGGACGGTCATATACAATCCGTTGTCCATCCGGCCCTTCAGCTTCATGCTCGGCAAAGATCGGAATGTCGCGGACGCGCACGAACTTATCGGCTGGAAAGTGCGTGGCGACGATCTGTTCTAGGTCGTGGTTTGCTGCTGTGACCATAAAACGAAAAAAGGCACGCAACCCCGCGAAGGGATTACGTGCCTATGGTTATTCAATCGGCTTAGGTTCGGGCAGTTACTTGAACGTCTGCCTTACGCTTTTTTCCGCTCCAGTGATCTTGCTGTCCTTGAAGAAAACTCTCAGGTCCACGCTTCCGTGAAAATCAGGCTTCCTGAGAATATCTACGGCCGTGTCGCGGATCATCACGTTTATTCGGTCGATCCACGCCGCATTCGTAGCTTCAGCTTCTGGGGATTCTGCCACGGCAAGAAACCGCTGTCAATACTGAATCCCCGGCCAGCCAGGAAAATATATCAGTCTTCGTACAAGTCCGCAATGCTGACTTTCAGAACCTTCGCCAGCCGCGAAAGAGTATCGACCGATGGGTGCGCCTTGCCAGCCTCAAACTTATTCACCAGGGAACGGCTGACGCAAGCCTTTTGCGCCATAACTTCAACTGACATGGCAACTTCCATCCTGTAGCGCCTCAGATTCCTGGCAAACTCACCCGACTTGCCTCTAGGCGGAACGGCCGGTGGCCGCCCGCGTCCACGTTCTTGTACTGTCGCCATATTGATACCCTCCAATGTTCATTGCCTCATCCCGCTCAGTTCCATTCTACCTGCTTGACGGCATTAAACAACTCAGGTTCCGATTTGCCACTGCCCTCACTCGATTCCGCACTCAGTTCCGCGTGCTTTTCGATTGCCAATTTCAGCGTCTTCGTCAGGACGTTCACCTGACGCCGGTTGAAATAGAAGTGCCTGTCCGTGCGGTTGAATCCCAGCACGATACGCATACCGTCACTGATTCCAATGACGCCCGGCCCTTCGCCATCGTTCCCGCCGTCTTCCATCTTGCTCGCGGCATCCAGGAGTGCGTTACGAAACTCTGCCGCTGATGTCACAGAAAACGCTGTCCAGGTTCCTTCCCTTTCATACGTGACTCTCATGCTTTTCCTGTCGTCACTCAGCGCTATTTCGATCATTAGAAGCGGTTCCATTGTCATAGCAGATTCCTTTTTGCAAATACCCCTGCCTTTATGTAATCAACCAGCGGAGTCACGGTATCATCGACCATGATGATACAGGTGTCCCCGTCGAACTCATACCACGTTTCCTTGTCTTCCGTCTGGTACTTTTCCAGGTATCGGCGCACGCGCTCACTGCTCCTGCCATCCAGCTTGATCGTCAATCCATTGTCGCTCAATCGCGTCCTGATCTTGAATCGCTTAGCTTCCTTGCCGACAGTCACGTTGACTTCGGCGGGATCGGTGATGATTCGCTCAGGCTCGTTTCCGCACTGCCAGTTAGGTTTCCCGTAAACTTCGCCAGCGGCGGACTTGACTGGCGCACTCCAGGAAGCGCCGGGATTCCCAAGGTTGATTGACCTCCAGATTGCAATGCCACCCCGCTCTTTGATCCACCCATAGACCACCTGCGCATTCATCGCGGAGATGACATGCGGCTTCGTTGTAGTTTTCATATTTCCCCTTCCATTTCATCAAGGTCCGCGCCGTAAATATCGTCTCGATAGAACGATTCCAGGCATGACGCCTCTTCATCTGTCATTGTGATTGCAGTCCCGTTCCACATTCCAAGGACGATCTTCTGGACTTTCCTATCGTCGCTCCCCTCGGCTGGCCAGCCCAAATGTTCTGGGCCGCCGTACATGGAAGCGTCCTGGTGATAGCCAGTTGAAGTGAACTCGATTACAAACTGTGCCGAGTCTTCACCCACATCTACAGCGTACTTCTGGATCGGCTCTGGCAGAGTCCTGTCGCTCCGCTCATCAATCAAGACACCATCCACGGCAGCGCAGCAGGGCATGATGGTTCCGGTTGCGTTTTTCCACTCTCGATAATCCTTGCGGGACATGGCTGGTTCCTTTCGTTCGCTTAAGTCCGTCGTCTCTCTCCAGTAGTCCTACGCCCACCCACTCTTCGTAGGTCGGTACGTGGATTCTCTTGTGCGAATCGCGGAGTAAGATGTCGGCTTCAAGTTTCAGTGTCATTTCGGCCAGCTTGATTTTGGCCTTGTCGCTCAACTTCAGGGCAGGCTCTTCGCGCGCTGTCCTGATTCGACTCTCTCTTGTGGCGTTCATGGTTCACTTTCCTTTCATCGCCTTGCGGTAGGCTTCCACAAACTCCGTGGCCTCCAGCCGCGATTTCTTATCGCCACCGTCGATGGCGTTCAGGTGCTTGCCGGTCGTGGCGCTCCAGTCATTGACGCGAACAACCAGTTTGCCGCCCGCTCGAAACGCAACTAATGTAGCGTAGCTGAAGTACAGGTCCAGTTCACCCAGCGTGACTTCGCTGAAGTTTGGCGCGAGAGCGCTGTGCCGGGGGAGTGTTTCGTCTGAGAGTTTCATGGCTTGGTTCCTTTCGTATTGATGCCCCACTACTCTACATTACGCACGGCGTTCCTAAAAGGGTCACTGCATTTCATCCTGGATTGTCCATCGCTGCGTTCGCGGCGGAACGCGCATCGTCTAGGCCGTAGAATCCGGTGCAGGAATCAACGTGGTCGCCGTTCTTGTCTTCGATGCTATATCCGTAAACTTGGCCACTCAGGTAGTCGTCATAAGTCTTCACTTCCCCCTCCAGTACCTTTTCCACCGCCATTCGGCGGCGCGGCCCGATCCGCTTGCACCCATATTCCTTGCACGCCTTTTCCTTGGTGCAGTAGACGAAACCCACCTTGCCAGAATCAAACTCGGCGTGGCCTTGCGGCAAGAGTCCCGCGAAGGAACCAACCTTGATCCGCAGGCCACTGTGATCGTAAAGGTAGAGCGGCAGGCTGATAACGTCGTCGCTGTTTTCCAGTTCGCGCGCTTCCTCCAGGCTCAGTTCATGCTTGTCGCCCAGGTTGTATCGCCCGTGGAAGCAAATCATCGTTCCCAGGTTGTCCCACTCGCGGGGAGACTCGGCATCTTCATCCTGGTAGATCGTGCAGGCAAACTCGCCCTTGGTGATTGCGTCGATGGTATTCATGGCATTTCCTTTCATTCGTAATGTCGGCAGCCGCTTCGCCCCGTTGGCACTTTGTCGGCCACTGTGACGTAGTAATCGCTCGGACCATCCGGCTCAGGCAGATAATCGGCATCCAGGCCGCGCGCCTCCAGCCACTCCATTTCTCGCAGGCAATGTTCGCCGTGCGACCGGACGCTCTCGGCCTTTAACTCTTCGGCCAGTTCATCGACCTTGGCCCTGACGCTCTCGGCCTCTTCCGTGGTGCTGAACCACTTGTACTCGACAACATCCGTGTCGCAGCCCCACCAGCCGCCCTCTTCCGGCCCGCCGTAAAAAGGCGTCCGCTCCATCAGGCAGACGTACGCGCCTTCCGGCTCACGCGCGTCTTCGCAGACCTTATCAAACGCTTCTCGGATGTAGGTTGTCATGGCTTGGTTCCTTTCAAACTAAGTTGTCCAGTTCGACCGTTGGGACATCCATCCCCAGGAACAGCTTTTTGGCCAGTTCCCGGTTTGCCGTGTACTTGCTCAACTCGTTCAGTTCCTTCTGATCGAAGTCGTACACTTCCCGGTCGTCATAGTGCCCGCTCCAGAGGCCGCGCTTGTCGCTCTCGACCGTGGCTCCGTTGGCCACAGATCGAACCATCGCGTTCCATCGCGGTTCACTCACGCCATCCGGCGCGGCGGGAAGACGGTTGCCACGTTTCAGTTCGTCGCACGCCAGCGTGGCGGCTTCGACAAACTCCCACCGGCGTCCAGCGGGCGCAGGCTTGAAGTAGTGGCCGGGATACCCGTCTCGGAAATGCAGCTTGGCGAGTTTCCGCGCCTTGCGTGCTTTGCGATCCAGCCGCGACTTGCGGTTCTTGCGCTTGCTGTGGTAGGTCAGGTGGTAGCTTCTGTTGACTCTCATGGCCCATTCCTTTCATGCCCCTCTATCATATATTACGCACCACGTTCCTAAATGGTTCGCATGAAAAGGTAGCTACCGGACACGGATGGTCCGTTAGCTACCTAAGCATCGTCAATCCTTTATCCCTTCGATGAACTCTTCAGGCGACACAAGCCGGGCCTCTACCGTGCCGTCAGGGCCGATCTTGGCCATCTTGACCCCTGGCCCGACCGGCAGCTTTGATAGCGCCACCGTGGCTCCCTGGAGGCCACGCTTCAAGGCGTCGGCCGGGTCAACGTCTGCCCGCTTGTTGGCAGCGTCATATTTTGATCGGTCCAACTTCTCCAGGTCGTCAGAATGCACCCACAGGCTGAATCTGGCGTCAAACTGCCCTACGCTGTCCAGGCTGAAGATAAACCGCTCGACGCCCTGTTTCCGCAGGGCGGCTGCGATCTTCGACGGGGAAGCGTCCTGGCCGCCGTACAGGCCGGATTCCAGCCGGTCTTCCAGGCACTTGTACCCAGCGGCTTCCAGGTCCACTTGGAACGTGGCCGCCCGGTCTTCGTGACCTTCCAGCCACTCCAGGTATTCCGAGTCGTCCTTGTCCGTGCATCTTTCACAGTGCGCATACCCGTCTTCATCGTCCCAGTACGCCCGCGTCCAGGAATAGCTGTCAGGCTGCGACCGCACCAGCTTGGAACAGTCCGCGCAGACGGTCCACTCGTCGGACCACTCGATACTGAGGCCAGCGGCCTCCAGGGCGTGCGCCATGCGTGCTGGCGCTTCGTCCAGGTCGATTGATCGGTCTTTGTGCCACTTGCTGATCTTGTTCCAGTTGCCCAGAACAGTCGGCTTGTCGTCGTACCCAGGCTCAGCAACGCCATGGTGATACTCAGTCTCTTCGATCCGATTCTCTCCCTGCCGGGTCTTGGCACAGGCCAGCGCGGCGTCGTGAATGCGGTCGAAACGGTCGTAAGGATTCAGTTCTCGCATGGCTTTCCCCTTTCGTGTTATGCCCCAGCAATTATACGCACCTTATGCGTAAATGTTCAATATCCGTGTTCGACCAAGTAATCCACCGCAGCTTGACTGGTATGCGTCCACGCCCCGGTCTTCGTATGCCTCTGCACCATCGTCCAGGCTCCATTGTGGAACACTTCGCCAACATCAACGCCCCTGCCCACCCGGCGCACGTTTACCACGTTCCGCTTGGCTTGCAAGTACGGCAGATTGATTGTCTGGTTCTTTCGGCATCCTGTGGTCTTCATGGTTCTCACCGCCTTTCAAGAGAGGCAAACAGGAATCGAACCTGCTAGTGCGGCTTTCACACCGCTGTCGCCCACGCGGCCCTTGCCTCATGGCCCCCTTCCCATCCTGCCCCACTTTAATTACGCACCCAGTTCCGAAAAGGTTCAGATAAATTATTTTGCATGGGTGAACAATATCGGAACTGGATGCGTAATGTATGGTGAGGGGCAAGAGGGGCGAAGGGAGCTTAAGATGTTTACGCTGATCCTTACTTACTGTGCCGCGACCTACGCGGTTTATGCTGCCCTGCTCTACAGGGCGGTTTATGTCGGATGGGGCAAATGAAAGGGAGAAATAACGTGATTACCAAAGTCAAAACCTACGCCGAACTTACCGACCGCATGGTAGCCGATTTCCTGGAAGATCAGGATCGGCAAGAAACGGCACGTTGGGGCAAGCCCTGCCGCCAAGCGCGGTTTAGCACCATCGCATGGTTCCACGTTGAGGATTCTTACGATGGTCGAAAAAACAAAGCCGCCAAGTCAGCACTTCGCCGCTTGGAAAAGTCTCCGCTCCTGAAGGTGGATCGGAAAACCACGAAGTTCTTTGATGTAATCGTAGCACTGAAGGGAGAGTGAACCATGTCACGCATTTACACATTCAAACTCGGAACGATGGGCCAGTCGCTGGGCCACTGGGATAGCGCCCAGGCCAAGCAGAGCGACGATGGATTCGTCAGCGGAGAAATTGAACTGACGATTGACCTTGACCACAAGCAGTTTATGAACCTGGGACTCAGGGCGCTGCGCAACAAGAACGGCCGGTCGCAGTACGCGAACGGCGCAATTAAGATCGTGGCCAAGACCCGCAAGTACACCAAGCCGGGGGAGACGGTAGCATGACCCGCAAGATTCATTTCTACCGGACGTTCAACCAGACGAAGCCAGCGGTGACGCTGGTATCTGGCGACGTATTCAAAGCACGCGGCGGCCCGTACTATCGCACCGCACAGGGCGCGAAGATCGACATGGGCGCAGCGGGCACTTACAAGTTTCACCAACTTTGCCGACAGGGCGCTCGGCTCTGGATCGAAGCGTGGCCACTTGGCGGCGGCGCTCTGGAGCGTATCTATGTGGGCAAGAAGCGCCACAGTAAGATCGTGGGCGAACTGATCCTTGCCCCGCACCGCATTTCCAAGATGCGGACATCGACCGTGGAAAAGGTCACTGGGAAGGCGCGGCGTCGGGCACGGCGTAAAACCAAGCGTGGTCATTCGGGTCAAGGCTCGTCTGCCACCCAGGAAGTTCCAGGTTGAGCGCCGCCTGAACGCTCTCCCATTTACCGTCATGCCCCGACATCATCCCGCCAGGGCGCATCAATGGCAGCCACTGGCGGATTTCTTTGCGCACGCTCTCTGTCCTGTGGTCGCTGTCGATCCAGATGAAGTCAATCACTGGATTAGGAAACAGCCTGCCCCAAACACTTGATACGGTGGCCGAATCGAACGGGATGATTTCCAGCTTCCCGCTGTTGATCCAGGGGCGTAGGTTCTCCAGCATTTCAATCATCAACCCAGCCCGGTCGTCTCGCCCCTGCTTGTGGAGCGTGGCGGCTTCGTCGTGACTTCCCCTCCAGGTATCGACCGCGAAGACTTTGGCCCCCGGCTTGGAGCGTTCGCACAGAATCGAACAGGAACGGCCCTTCCACGTTCCGACTTCCACCATGACGTTGTGCTTCGGCGCTTGCTCAGCCAGGAACATCATGGATTGCCCTTCGCACCACCCATCTATCCGTTCGG